AAGAAAACCACAAGTTAAAAACCAAGAACAAAGGTTTTACGGCTCGGGTATTTACAACACAAGTCTAATGGGCAATGCTTCAGGGCAACCTGTAGATAAGTTACGATCTTTACAACTTTCAACAGTTTGGAGTTGTGTAAGAGTAATCTCTGAAACTATTGCTTCTCTGCCTATCTCGCTTTACGAAAAAGACCAAAGTAACAAGAGATATATTTTATCTAGCAATCCACTACATTTGCTAGTAGGTGAACAACCTTCTACCCTTTACAATTCCTTTAATTTCTTTGAAAAGGCTTTAGTAGACCTCTGTTTAGATGGTAACTTTTACGCTTATATTGAGAGAAATAATGGCGGTTTACCTACTCAAATTATCCCTATTCAATGTGAAGATGTTACAGTCTATGTATCGCCTGATGGTAGAGAAGTTTATTATCAAATAGAACAAAACGAAACTATACCTTATCCTATAACTGGAAAGGTTGGTTCAGACAATATGCTTCACATAAAAGGTTTGTCTTGTGATGGTATTGTTGGTAAATCTCCAATACAAACTCACGCACAATCTTTAGGTGTATCTTTATCCATAGAAGAATTTGCAGGTTCATTCTTTAAAAATGGTGCTTCCGTAGGTGGTATTCTTAAACATCCAGGAACACTAAAACCTGAAACTGCTAAACGATTAAGAGCAAGTTGGAATCAAACTTATAGTGGTTCTATTAACGCAGGAAAAACAGCTATACTTGAAGAAGGTATGGATTTTTTTCCTAGACAAATTCCTAACAATCAAGCACAATTCTTAGAAACTAGACAATATCAAATTAGCGATATTGCTAGAATATTTAGAGTACCTAATCACCTAATTAACGATTTAAGTAACGCTACTTATTCAAACATTGAAGCACAGCAAATAGATTTTGCAGTACACACAATTACACCTTGGATTAAGCGTATTGAAATGGCTTTAAATCAAAAATTAATTCCTTTCAACAAAAAAGGTTCGCAATACTTTAAATTTAACCTTACAGCCCTTTTAAGAGGTGATTCTAAGTCAAGAGCAGATTACTACCGAACTTTAGTAAACATCGGTGTAATGTCCCCTGATGAGGTTAGACAACACGAAGATATGAACTCTATGGGTGGTGAAAGTGAAAAAGTGTATATGCAAAGCAATATGATGCCTTTAGATAAGTTAGGGGAATCAACGACTAGAAAAGATTTATAGTTTGGCTTTAAAAGACATAAATACAACCCCTACAAGTGGAATGAAATCCGAAGCTAAGAAAGGTTTGGAGTGGCGAAAAGAGTTTGGTCGAGGTGGAACGAGTGTAGGTGTTGCAAGAGCAAGAGATATAATTAATGGTTCTTTAACTATTTCTACAATAAAAAGAATGTTTAGTTTTTTTAGTAGACACGAAGTAGATAAGAAGGCTGAAGGATTTAGACCAGGAGAAGAAGGTTATCCAAGTGCAGGTAGAATAGCTTGGGCGTTATGGGGCGGAGATGCAGGATTTAGTTGGTCAAGAAAAAAATCAGCACAGATTAAAAAAGAAGAAGAAAAAAATAGTTACGATATGGAAAATAAAGAAACTAGAATATATAATGGTAACCTAGAGGTTCGGATGGATGAAGATTCAAAAGAAAAAAAAGTAACTGGTTACGCTGCCTTGTTCGATACTGATAGTAGAGATTTAGGTTTTAGAGAAACAATATCTGCTCGTGCTTTTGACGGGAGATTAGAAGACAATGTAATCCTAACTTATAACCACGATCCTAACTTAATGTTAGATAGAAACATAGGTGGTACGTTACAATTAACTGTAGACGAAAGAGGGTTACGATATGATGCTACTTTACCTGACACAACAGCAGGAAAAGATGTAGCAGAACTTATGAAAAGAGGTTTGCTTTATGAATCTTCTTTTGCATTTACTGTAGAAGATGACGAGTGGAGTAAAGATGGAGATACAACACGAAGACAAATTAATAAAATTGGTCGGTTAGTTGATGTTTCTATAGTAGGGGTGGGTGCTTATGCAAACACCGATGTTGCTCTTCGTTCTAAGGAGAACTTTGAAAAAGAGGAATCTGAAGTAATTGTCGAAGTAAAACAAGAAGTTAAGGAATCGTTTGACGATTCAAAGTTAAATATATTAAGTAACGAATTAAAACTAAAAAAACGAATATGAAAAATTCGATTGAAATTCGTCAAGAACGAGCAAATGCTATTGAAAAAGCTAACGACTTGTTAAACTTGGCAAAAAATGAATCTCGTGATTTCACAAATGACGAGCAAGTATCATACGATGGTATGATGACTAACATTGACAAAATGGCTAAAGATATTGAAGTTATTGAACGTCAAGAAAAATTAAACGCAGAAGTTGCTTCTAATCCAGTTTCTTTTGAAACTCAAGATGTAGGTACATCTAAAGAAGAACGATCGTATTCTTTCTTTGAGGCTGTAAACGCTGCAAAATCAGGTAGAATAGAAGGTTTGGTGCGTGAAATGGATCAGGAAGCTCGTAACGAAAATCCTAATCAAAACTTTAGAGGTGTTGCTATTCCAAGTTCAGTATTAGAATCTCGTGCTAATAACACAGCAGTAACAGCAAGTGCTTCTCCTTCAGATGTTCGTTCATTTACTGATGATATGTTTGCTGCTTCTGTTCTTGTAGGAGGTGGAGCGAACTTTTATACTGGATTAAGTGCTTCACAAAAAGTACCAATTGTAACAGGAATAACAGCAGCTTTTCAAGCTGAAGCCGCAGGTGTAAACACTCCCGCAGGTGTTATTGGTGGTGCTGAATTGACTCCAAACACTATTATTGCTGCAACTAATGTTTCTAACGCAGCATTTGCACAAAATTCTAGTATAGAAGGTGCTTTTAGACGTTCTATGGCAGCAGCTATTATGTCAAAATTTGAAGAAAACTTGTTACATCAAGCTGACCAAACTGGTCCTAATTCTATCTTTTTAGATTCTCCTTCAGCAGGTACAAAATGGGCTAATTCAGGTACAGGTGTAGTTCAACCTATTGCTTCTATTCAGGCAATGACTAATTTAATGATTACTCAATTTAACGACACTAATAAAGAGTCTATTAAATTGTTAATGAATGGAGCAGCATACAAATGTTTAATGGTTGAGGTTTCAGGTACAGCAGGTTCAGGTATTTCAGCAGGAACTCTTAATCTACAAGATAGAAGAGTTCTTAACATTCCTTACTTTGTATCTAATAATGTTGGTGCTGGTACAGATTCTGCTACTAAAGCAAGAGCATTGATGATAGATATGGAAAAAATACACCTATGTATGTTTGGGGCTTTAGACGTGTTAGTGGACCCTTACAGTCAATCTTTAAACGGAGGGACAAGAATTGTTTTAAGTACATTACTTGATGGTCTTGTTTCACAAGATGTTGCTGGTAATAAAGAAGCAGGTGTAAACATTGTTTCAACGCTTACTGCATAATAATTAGATTAATTTAAAAGGTGAAAGGGGTAATACCCTTTCCCTTTTCTTTATAAGCCAATAAATGTCGTATTTAGATAACATATTTGATTCAAACACTTACCAATACCTTAATCCTAGTCAAAATAGGTATGGTAATTTGGAGTTTATTGAATTAGAAAACGCTAATCAAGTTGTAACAACTGCTGAATTAAAATCTCAACTTAGAGTTGATGGTTCTACTGAAGACATTTTGTTGGGTACATATATAAGTGCTGCGACTCAAATGGCTGAACACTATTGTAACAGACACTTTATTACAGCTAAATATAAACTTTGGTTTAATGAATTGCCAAATAAATTTAGTTTGTATTATCCTGATGTTACTTTTACTTTTACTGGAGCAGATGCTGCTAAAGATGGTTTACACTATTTAGCTGCTGTTGGTTCTACTTATACTTTATTTGCCAATACAAATTGGTATTCTAATCAAAACACCAATCCTTGTCAAGTTACATTTACTACAAAACCTTCGGATGCAATAAGTACAAGTAATTTGACAGGTGCTACAAATGGTATTTATTATTTTCAATTTAAGACAGGATTTGGAGATGCTGCAAGTGATGTTCCTGACGCTATAAAACAAGCGATTAAATTAATTGCTGCTGATATGTATTATTTCAGAGAAGATCGTAAAAGACAATTTCCTATGGCTTCTGAAATATTGTTACAACCTTATAAATGCTATCAATAAAATATGGCTTTTATTAGTGAAATAAAGGCAGGAGAGTTTAACATCAGATTAGACTTGATGTACACTAGCGATTCTACTAATAGTTTTGGTGAGGTTACAAGTACCTATGCTACAACATATAGTTTTTGGGCAAAAAAAAATGTTACATCATTAAGAAATATAAATGAAAAATGGGAAGGTGACCAATTACAATCTTATGGTAACTTCTTTTTTCAAGTTAGATACGATTCTACTTGGGTTAATACACTTAAACCTACTTGGCGATTAAGAAACTCAGATTCGCCTAATGAAACTTATGAGATATTAAGTTGGATAGTAGACCCTCGAAAAGAGTATGTTGAGTTTTACGCTAGATTAGATATAGACTAATGGCAAATTTTTTTAAACCAAATGCAGGGAAATCTTCTTTTAAACGTCTTGAAATAATAGGTGTTGAGGAACTTAAAAAAGCATTTAAAGAAATAGGGGAAACTAGAAAAAAGGCTAGAACCGAAATAAATAAAGCGTTGCAACCTGCTGCTAAGATAGCACAGAGAGCCGCTAAACAAAAATATAAATTAGCGAGTTTAGCACCAAACCCTTCGGGTTATCCAAATAAAAGACCAGGAGAAAGATATGACCCTAGTACAAAAAAAAGTATTATAGGAAGAACTTTAGCAGATTCAATTCAAGTAATTACTGCTACAAAGTCAAGAGAGCCTGGATTACTTGTAGGACCAAGAGTTAAAGGTCGGTTTAAAAGTGCTAACTGGAGTAAGAATAATGCGGTAAACTTAGCACAATTATTAATAAGAGGTTCAAGTGGTGAAAGATTTACCAAAAGCGGTAAAAGTACAGGTATTTTACCTGCCCAACCTGACCACTTATTAAAAGTAGCAAAAGAAAAAGGTAACCAAATAACATCGGTTGCCGAAAGAGGGATGGACAAACTTTTTGATAAAATATTTAGAAAACAAGGATTTAAGTAAAATATGTTTGCAGTAATAGGACAAAAAATAGCAACACAGTTACAAGCTACAGCAGCATTTGTAAGTGCTAATGGAGCAAATAATGTTTTTCCAGTTCGCATACCGCAAACTCAATCTTATCCTTGTACAATATATGAAATAACTAACGTAAGTAATTTTATGTCTAAAGGCAGTTCGCTAGATTCGTGTAATGTAGATATAACTATATCAACTTTTTCAGAATCGTATGCAACTACTTATAATCAAGCAAAGGCTTGTGTTGAATCTTTAGACCTATTTTCAGTAACTTATACCGAAGATAGTCAATCTTACACAGCAAAATTTAACTTCGAGTCGCTTAGTGACGAATACCACAACTCGGCTGAGGTTTTTTATAAGAATATCAATTTCAACTGTTTAATAATTAAAAATTAAAATAAAATAAAATGGCAATAATTAACGCAACAGATGTTGTACTATCAATAACAACGGGTGGGTCTTTACAAGCGGTAGCACACGCTACTTCAGCATCATTATCAATGAGTATGGACCTTAGAGATTCTACTACAAAATCATCATTGGGTTATTCTGAAAGTCTTGGAGGTTTACGCTCTTGGGAATTAAGTGGAGATGCTTTTGTAGAAATAGGTTCTATAACAGGAGCAGATATAGAAGAATTATGGGTTTTATGGGAAGCAAGAGCAGCAATAGCTGTTAAGTTTGGAGCTTCAGGTATGGAATATACAGGAAATGCTTTTATAACTTCAATTTCTATAGATGCAGGTGTAGAAGAAAACGCAACTTATTCTATTTCTTTAACTGGTACAGGTGCAATAGCTAAATCGTAATTTTAACCTTTAAATCCAAATAATTATGGCAATTAAAAACGCATCGGATTTATTAGTTTATAGAAAGTACCCTAATGGTCAAAAGCAAGTTACTAGAATAAAGGTGAAAACTACTAATCCTATATTTACTGAAGTATCAGGAGCTAATCCAGCTACTTTAAGATTGAATAATATTAAAAAACTAGATGGAACTGTAATTTCATCAGGAACTAATCCAGCAAATGTTACACAAGATACTGGTGCAGCAGTTTTAGCAGCTATTGCTGGAAAATTAGGTGAAAGTACTATTGGATATACAAATGGTGGTGATGTAGTAGAAGGTGATTTTACTTACAGAGATTTCACAAATGGAAATGAAGCAGAATGCCCTACATTAGAGCTAGTAAATTCAGGGACTACTCAATTAAATGCAGGGGCTGTTGTAATTAGTGTAGAGGTAGAAGGTGAAGGTGATCACGATGCAACTCCTGTTGCTCATAGCACAAATGCTAGTATTTCGTTTACGAATGATGTAAGAGATATTACCACTAAAGATTCTGCGGGTTTTCAAGAAATTGCTTCAGGATTAAGGTCTTTTGAAATAACAACAGACGCACTTCAAGATTATACTTCTGATTTAGATTTTAAAGATTTTTTTGATAATATAGGAAATAGAGAATCTGTTACTATAAGATTTGCTGAAAGAGATACTGGTGGAGGTTCTGACATTTATTATCAAGGAAGTGCTTTTATTACAAGTTTGTCTATGGATGCAGGAGTTGAAGATAACGCAACTTACTCTGTAACATTTACAGGTACAGCCGCAGTTACATCGGGTACAGATTAATAATAACTAATAAATAAAAATAAGATGAAAAAGGTAGAGATTGGCGGTAAACTCCGCCCAGTAAGGTTTTCGTATTTATGTTTAAAAGACATTTGCGAAAAAACTAAAATTAAGTTATCTGATATGAGTCAATTAGGAAGTGAGATAGACCACGTTGGTATAATGACTTACTATGGTCTTAAACACGGAGCAAAAAAAGAGGGATTAACCTTTAAACACTCAATAAAAGAGATTGAAACTTGGTTAGATAACGAAGATTTTGGTAAGTTAAATGAAATCTTTGAAGCCTTCCAAATGGACCAACCCCAAAGTGAGGGAAAGTAAACGAGGGAGAGGAAATAGATAATGAACAAAGTGAAATTAATTGGGACACGATTGAGAAAACTGGATTAGGAATGTTGGGGTTATCGTATGACGAACTATACGATTTAACCCCTCGTTCATTTTCTAACAAACTCTTAGGATTTAACAATTACCAAACTCAACTTTTAGAAAACAGTTGGGAGCAAACAAGGCTTATAATTCACTCGACTTTATCGCCACATTCAAAGAAAAGATTAAAACCCAAAGAAATATTGCCTTTCCCTTGGGATGACAAGAATAAGCCTAAAAAAGAACTTGCTTCTAAAGAACACATACAAAAAGTTATAGAGAAGTATAATAAGAATAAGATTAAAAAATTGAACTAATGGGTGGAGCAAAAACGCTATCGATAATTGTAGCAGCCAATATAAAGGGGTTAGAAACTGCTATGAAAAAGGCTAACAAGAGTGTTAGCAATTTTGGTTCTACTGCTGCTAGAGTTGGTTCTATGCTAACTTTTGGTGTTACAGCACCTTTAGTTGCTATGGGTAAGTCTGCTATGGACACTTTTGTTAATTTTGAATCAGGAATGGCTAAAGTAAAAGCTGTTACTGGAGCAACGCAACAAGAATTTGAAGCACTTACAGAATCTGCAAGAGAATTAGGTTCAACTACTAGATTTACAACTCAACAAGTTGCCGACTTACAATTAGTATTAGGTAGAAAAGGATTTAGTACATCTGCTATTATAGCGATGGAAGATTCTATATTAAAACTTGCTACTGCTACTGGAGAAGATTTATCTCTTGCAGCAGAGGTTGTAGCAACATCAATTAATGCTTTTAACTTACAAGCAAGTGAAGCGTCTAGAGTAGCAAATACTTTAGCAAGTTCTGCGGCTAATTCATCAATTCAACTAAACACTTTTGCTACTGCATTTGGTCACGCAGGTGCTTCAGCAAACGCTGTAGGAGTAGACATAGAAGAACTATCTGCTATGATGGGTGTTTTAATGGATAATGGTATTAAAGCTAGTAAAGCAGGTACAGGACTTCGTAAGATATTTATGAAATTACACCAAGAAGGTCGTAATTTTTCTGAGGTACTAGATTTAGCTACACAAGGAAATTTAGGTTTAGAAAGGGCTATGCGATTAGCAGGTGTTACTTCGGCAAACCAACTACTTATTTTAGCTGAGAACAAAAAAAGAGTTGCTGAATTAACTCAAAGTTATAAAACTAATACAGGTGAGTTAGATCGTATGAACTCGATAATGACTGACACCGCAGAGCATAAATTAAAATTAATGCAATCTGCTATCGAAGGTCTTAAACTTGAATTTGGTTCTTTAATATCTAAATCAATTACACCAATAATAAAATCTGTTACAGAATTAGCCAAAAAATTTACTAACCTTGACGATAGTACAAAAGATTTAATTATAAGAGTAGGTGGGTTTTTAGCAGTAATAGGACCATTACTTATTGGTTTTGGTGCTTTAGTAGCTATGTTAAATCCAATTACAGGGGGTATTTTAGCTATGGGTGCTGCTTTTGTAGGTTTAAATTCACAAAGCGAAAAACAAGTAAGTAATTTAGAAAAAGAAAGACAAGGTTTAAATAATTTAGTTGGTGTTATATTAACAACTAATAAAGGTTCACAGAAACGAAAAGATTTAATAGTTGATTTAAATAAAAGATACCCTAATTTCTTAAGTAATTTAGATTCTGAAAAAGTAACTAATAAAGAACTTTCAAATGCTTTACGAAATACCAATAAAGAGTATATTAAAAAAATTGAGTTACAAGCAAGAGAAACAGAAATAACTGAAGCTTTAACTAGAAAAATAAAAGCCCAAAGAGAAGCAAGAGAACAAGAAGAGAAAGGGATGGCTTTGTTAAATGATATTCGAGATAAACAAAATATAGGTTATATAGAGAATTTTACTGTTTTAGAAAATTTACAACAGTTAATGAGTTCTAGTAAACCAAAAGACGATTTCTTTTTAATAGGAAATAAAATTGTGTCTAGTAGATTAGTTAATCAAATTTCTGATATAATTTCTGAAATTAAAAGAACAGAAAAAGAATTTGAAGATGCAACAGAAGTAACTAAAAAACTTGCATCTGAAATAGAAGGATTAGGACTTTCTATGGATGATTTAGACTCAACTAGTATTTTACTTCCTGAAATTATTTTAGATGGTGGGACTGGCGGTGGCGGTTTAGATGAAATTAACGATAGAACAAGGGCTGCTATAGATTTAACTAAAAAATTTACTGATGGTTTTGCAGAATTATTTGTTAGAGTAAGAGATGCGGAAGGAGCAATAATTAGTTTTAAAGAAAAGTTTAACAAGTTTGCAAATCAATTTTTAACACAAATAGGTGTTATGATATTACAAGCAGGTATTTTTGCAGCAATATTATCTTTAATATTTCCTAAGGCAGCAATAGGCGGTAAAAATTTTATGGGCAATTTTATGAATTTACTAACTGGTGGTAGCGGTCTTTTAGAAGGCAGAGCTAAAGGTGGTCCTGTAAGTGGAAACACACCATATTTAGTAGGAGAAAATGGTCCTGAATTATTTATGAGTGGTTCATCAGGGACAATTATACCTAATCACGCTTTAGGTGGCGGATCGGTTATACCTGATGTAAGAATATCGGGTAATGATTTATTGATTGTATTTAATAAAGCACAAAGAAGAAAAAATCTTAGATAATTGTTATGGCATTTGGAAAAGTAAGACACTCACAGATATTAAGTGAAGCAGGTAACACTTGGGATGTAGAAATATATAAAGAAGGTTTTTCAGGAACTTCCGTTGAGTTTAATATGCAAGGCGAAGGCTTTACTATTACTTGGAATGGTCAAGGAGATACTTTAGACACTCAATTCTTAGGCTCTGAATTAACTGTTAATTATTATGTAGAAACACAAGATGAAGAAGATTTTATTTATAATGAAGTTTTACCTTTAGGAGATGAAAAATTTTACATAAGAATATTTAAAACAGAATCGGGTAGCACTAAAAAGATTTGGTGGTTTGGTTGGCTTACACCTTCTTTTGACACTATAGAAAATTTACCTTTTCCTTATGTAGTTCAACTAAATGCTACAGATTCTTATGGGACATTTAAAGCAAGAGATAAAGATTCTTTTTACGATTACGATGATAAAGTTTCTTATAAAAAAATAACAGAAATTATTGGGGTTGAATCTCCCCCTACAGGAGCAAGTGCAAACGATTTTAGAGGTTTTGTGGGAAGAATGAATTTATTGCCTGATGATGTAAATAATGACACTCCTTGTCCTTTTTATATAAATGGTGCTAGTGGTGATAAAACTAATATTATAACTAATCAAATACATTGGTATAGAAGAAATGCTGACGATTCTATTCAAGATTATAATATTACATATTTACCCAATAATGGTTCTAACGCAATTTTGCGTGACCCATTTTTTAACTATTATTTCTCTAAATCAGCTTTTGCTCAAGAAGATGCTTTTGATGAAAATGACGAGTTAATAATTCCTTATGGTACTGCTTTAGAATATAAAGAATCAGATGTATTTGACACAGTATTAAAAGTTTTTGGTGCTGTAGGTTTTTTATCTGAAGGTTCTTATATTTTTAGACAACCTTTTAATTATAAAGCAAACACAGATGGTACTGTAGACCAACAAACTTATCAATCATTAAGTAATTTTAGTACAGCAATTTCAAGTAGACCTAGTGCAAGTACATCAAACGATTTATTAACTATAGACCAATCTACTCACGTTGTTTTAGGTGGTTCTAGTTTAAACTACGAATCTTCATATAAAAATGTAAGTATTGATTTTAATGAAGGTTTTAGTATTGCTAATGTAGAACAAGGAACTTTACTAGATACTCCAATTGGTATAGGTACATTGACATCACAAGATTTAGGTCAAATTAATTTAAGTTTTTGGGCTGAAGCAATTGAAGTTGTTAATGAACCTTTTAGATTTGATTCTAGTAGTACACCTAAATACAGTACATCTAATGATAGGATTAACAGAAAAAGTGTTCGTACACATTCTAGACTAAAAATAAGTTTATTAAAATCTAATGGCGATAGATTATATTTACAAGAAAACGCAGGAAGTAATACACTTACTTGGACTACAAATGTTACTGTTTTAAATATATATAGAGGATTAAGTGTGTATAGTAGTACTTATCCAAACAGTCCGTTAAATGATACAAATTTAATGGCTGATACTTTAAATTATAGTAGCATAAATACAGTTGCAAATACATCTGATTCTTCAAACAACCCAGTTCAAAATGCACCATCAGGAACAAGAACTACTAGAACTCAAATAAAATTTAATTGTATAGTAGAAAGACCACCTGTTACAGGTGTTGTTGAAATAGAAATGGATTCTAGAAATGCTACAGATGGAACTTTTACTGGAATATATGAACAATTTAATAATGGAAATTATACTGAATTTTCTACACCACCTACATTTGTTTCTAATGAAACCCAAGCAATTAGTATAGGGTTTAGTTATGATGATATAGAACAAGGAGAGGCAATTACTTCAACTGTAACCTATACAGCTAATCAGACTGACACACCATCTAATAAATTAAATAACTTAGGGACAAGTGTTTTAGGACAAACACCAATAAGTCCTTTATTATCTGTTGCTTTTAGAGAAGCTACATTTGCTAATGATGGGACATCTGATCCATCTACTTATCCTTTAATGAACCAAACTGATAAATTTAACATTAAACCTTGTCTTACAGGTTTTGTTAGAGATAATCCAGCAAGTCCTAGTCCATTAAATTTATTAAAACAATTAACTCAAGAAAGATTAAGTTTACAATCTGAACCACTCGAAGTATTACAAGCAGATATATTTAGCCCAACAATATCACCTTCTAAATTAGTTAAGTACAGAATTAATGGTGACTCAGGTAGTTATAAATATTACGCTTTTAAAGGGGGTACTTTTAAAGCACAAAGTGACACAATGAGTGGAGAGTGGTTTAAAGTTCAAGAAGTTACTCCTACAATAACTACGGGAGTAGGAGGTGGTTTTGCAGACCCTTCAATTATAATTCAACAAAACCTTGCTCTTTTAGATGAAAAAATATCTGAACAATCTAATTCTTTTCAAGAATCTATTAGTGCTAGTGCATTTACTACAACTACAGTAGCTATATCGACTAAAACAACTCATACTACTATTACTGTAGTTGCTACAACAGAAACTTTACAAAGTGGACAAAGTATTCGTTTAAGTAAACCCGATGGAACAGCACCAATAACAATGGCTTTAAGCACCTCAGCACCTGCTACTGGGACTACATTGACAGTACCTAGTTTTACACCTGATGTGACTTATCCTGTTGGTAGTTTAGTAAGATTAAATGATGTAGTTGTTCCTACAATAGAACAAGTAAGTTCAAATAGAATGGGAAGTAAAGGGACTCCAGGAGAAACAGGTGGTACTGGTCCAAATGACTCAGGTGCTGTACATACTATTTCAGATGGTGCAGGTTATATCCACTCGCAAGATATAGGTGATTTAAATGGAACTTTATACAATAGTCTTAATATGAGGTTTTATAGTGGTATGGGTGAAGGAACTGATTTTGATAGTTCAGGCGAATCTATACCAAATGATTCTAATAATAGAATTACGGGTCTTGTAACTACTCAATCAGGAGAATT